CGTACTGAAAAAGAATGGAATTATACGGCTCTTAAAGTTGCATGGGGCACTGATGGGGCAAACTCACTCAATTTTGAGTTCAGAAGCGCTACCTGAGCATCGTTATTTTCTGACATCCATTTTCCGTAAACCTGGAAAACCATCTGCGCATCAGCGTGACCCATCTGCGAAGCAATGAATGCAGGGTTAGCTCCAGCCGTCAATGACCAGCAAGCATAAGTGTGACGTGACTGATATGATTTCCTGTGACGAATGCCTGCGCGCTTTACTGCCGTATCCCATGTCTGCCTGACCGAATCGACAGTAAAGTGATCGCCACATAAACCCGTTCTTGAAGTTACGGATGGGAGAAACACAAACGTGCATTTGTGCTTCTCTTTTTTACCGTACTCTCGCAAGTGAACATCAATCATGTGCTCTTTGCCAAGCCTTGTAATTTCCAGTTGGCTCTTCAGTGCTTCGATTGCAGGTTCGATAAGGTGTATTACCCTGTTTGTTCCCGCCTGAGTCTTGGGAACGGTAAATTTATCCTGCGCCAGATTCCTCCTTATCATCATCGTGCCAGACTTAAGGTCGATATCCTCCCATCCCAACGCGCACAGCTCACCAGGTCGGATTCCTGTATAGACAGAAAGTGACCACATGTTTTTGGTTTGCTGACTACGACATGCCTCAATCAGCCTGACAAACTCTTCCCTTGATAGCGGGTCCGGTACGACTCGTGACTCTCTTAGTGGTGATATTCCCTTAAACGGTGTGTCATCGAGATAACCGTTTTCAACGCCAAACTGAAAGATGGCGAAAAGGTTAGTCATGTAGTTATTGACCGTCACCGCAGAACGCCCGGGCTCAGTCACTACATACTGAGTTTTAGGGAGCTGATAACCGGTCAGCAATTCCTTCCTTACCTCAAGAATCTTTTCTTTACTTATCGACGATGCGATCGTCTTCTCACCGAGAATGAGAAGAACGTTTTTGATTATCGTCCGGTATGTCTTTATCGACGTCGATGCGACATCAGTCTCTTTGAGAGATAAATACTTCTCTGCAAGCTCTCCTATGGTTAGCGCCTTGCTCACCTCACCAAATCGCTGAAGGTTAGGGGAGTTTGGAAACTGTGATGCATAGTTGAAAGTTCCCGTCTTTACTGCGTAGACAATGCTTGTACGCAGTTCCCCGGCAATCTTCCTGTTCTTCGCCGTATCAGGTACACCAAGACTTTCTCTTACCCTGACACCGTTATAGATAAACCACAGGCGCAGCGTGCCCCCGTGGTTTTCAACCCCGGTTGGATACTTCATGCATCTTCCTCTTTGGTTAATCGAAGGGGTATTTAAGCAGATTTCTTGCGGGGAATCGCGGGTTGCTGGCGCTCAACCCATTTGTCGACTTCGTGTCGGTTGTAGAGGATAGGGGAGTTATCCTTCGGCTGGCAGTCGCATGAGTAATGGCGGTACTCCTTTCCCTCCATCCATGACGTTTCTCTGGCTAATCTGATCGCGTTTTTGGTCAGACCAGTAATCGCCATCAGAACCTTCTCTGATACCCACTTATTTGGTACAAGCTGAATCATATCGCTCATTGATTTCTCCATTGCGGAAAAGGTGATGAGCCTCATCGAGTGTGAGGCTGTGTGATTCCATGGTTACTCCGTCATTTGATTGCTTTACTAATGACTCGATACAAGTAGCGGCTCCTTGCTTCGTGAATACCATTCTTCTTTTCGGCAATATCTAGGGCATCTTTCTTCTTGAAATGCACTGAAACCACCTCTTCGTCATACAACCATCCAATGCTCCTGCGATAGCGAACCAGAATGTGGGCAAGCATTATCTATCTCCAATAAAAAACCGCCATTGCGGCGGTCTAGTCGATGCGGATGTGTTCTGCTATAGCTTCATAGATTGCCTGTGGCACTGCATCGCTATGTGGGCAATCTTTGTAAGCTTTCTCTATCATCGAGATGATGCTGTCTCGTTTCTTATCTGCTTCTGAGCGGATAGGGCGGAATTCATCAGCCCAGAAAGGCCTAGTTGTCTTGCAGTCAAATACGAGCGCCTCCTTCCATGCTACTGCATCACTATGCCCTTCAGGCCGATCAGTGTAAGCAACCGTAGCTTCAACCCACTCGCCGCCGTAATTGGCCTCTACGCGAGACCCCACCGGAGGAAATCCCTCGCCATCCCATTCTGTCTTGCTGGCTGCAAGTGCGGCTTCGTATTGCTCGCGGGTGACAATTTCATAAGAATCGAAATCACGAGGCGCAATTAATGTCTCAGTAAGTGATGGCGGGCAATATTCAAAATGAAAAATAACATCTCTTGAGCACGCATTGCAGGATGCATTCCTTATTCCATTTGGCCACTTCCACCCATCACATCCTTTTGAGATTAAGAATTCAATCAGTTTCACATCAATCTCCTTACGCTAATTTCTTATACACACGAGGCTCATTAACAGTAGCCGCGCGTAGTTCGTGTTCGTGATGCACCGAGTAGTTGCCGTCATCCCAACGCACCCATGCTTTCGGATGGTCGCTATCCGGCTCAATCTGGCTCTCAACCATCCCTCTGATGCCTCCAGACTTAAGCTGCACTAACGCGCCCACAGCAAATTTAGCCATAACAAGCCCTCTGACATGTGAATGAGTGAAGAGATAGCCGACCATGCAATAAGGCACGCGATGGCAGCCAGGATAGGGTTGTATTGCATGGTGACTCCGGATAAAGAAAAACCCGCAATCGGCGGGTTTGTTATTTGACTGGATGTGAGGGTAGTGGTTGCCAGTGAGTTACACCATAACCATCCTCAAGCGGGAAAACGTTAACTGTTGCTCCGCCGCGTCTGAATGTTGAGCCAGTGAATTCAGCGTCGTGAATGCTTGGGGGAACATATTCGCTGTTGAAGTCGATGAAGATAAGCACCTTGTCGTTCTTTTTAGGCATCCGCTCACTGCAAGCCACCCAACCATCCGGAATCACCGGAGAGTTGCCATCGGCACCCTGAAGCATGGCGGCGCGGCATGCATCATCAATTCGGCACTGAATGCGAGATAGCAGCTGCACTTCGCCACCCAGAAACTCATGACGGCGGTTCACGTCGCACATGATTTCTCTGGCAGCTTCAAGCGCAAGCGTGTCGAAATGCTGAGTGATGGCTCTGCTATTTTGCTCAGATACCGGCGCTGGCGGTGCTGCATAAAGCGCCTGACAACTCCAACCGGACCAGTGAGCACCTTCAGCTCTCTCATCATCTTCAGGGCGAACAAGCGTGACTTCGCTCGGGTGTTTCCTGTGTGACCACACCCACGCCACAGCCTCCGCTTCGAGCGATGCCTGCGCGATACGCAGCGCCGCCAGCGTGTTGCTTTCGTCTTCGTCCAGGCCGAACGGGATTTCATCGCGGGTAGCTTCCATGTCGGCAATTTTCTGCTGCAGCCATTGTTTGGTAATAGTGCTCATGACGCTTTACCTCCATTGTTTGCAAATGCACCATGAAGCTCATTTCTCACTTTATCGATAGCTTCAGCTGCCTCAGTTTTCTCGAAAAAATATCCGACGTGAATATGCTTTCCTTCATGCATAATTACAGCCCTCCATTTCTTCATTTCTTTGCACCAGGAAACGCCCTTGACCCCGGAAGTATTAGTGGACTGCATCTTCCTGTTGAATCCGTTTTGACTTAAAGAAACCTGACGGAGATTGCTGATTCTGTTGTCCTGCCTGTCGCCGTTGATGTGGTCCATAAACTTTGATGGAAACTCGCCATACTCATACAGCCATGCAAGACGATGGCAAAAATATACCCGACAATCAACCCGAACCCTGAGATATCCTCCTGAACCAACATACCCAGCAACATTACCCTCCATAGCCCTGCTTGATGTTGTTTTAATCCTGGTAAAAACACCAGTCTCCCTATCATAACGAAGAAGCTCTTTTAGGCGCTCTTGGGTTAGCATCACTAAGCTCCTTTACCGGCTGCGGCGGGGTGGCAATAATGTGCCCCGTCAGGCTTGTAGGTTAAATCGAGCTCACATTTGCATCGTGGGCATACTGCGATCGGCTTGCAGTCAGCTGCAACAATCGCTTCAATAATCTGGTATTCATTGATTACTAACGGGCAGTCGATATCTCCGTCCGGATAGAATGATTCAGGCAATTTAATCGTTACTTTTTTCGCCTCCAGCTCAGCAATCCGCTTCTCTGCGTCATCAAGCTCACTGGCGCTCTGTGCTCTGTCTACAGCCCAGCGCTCAAGCGTTGAGTTTAATTCTGCGTTTCTTTTGTCGAGGAATGCCAACTCATCCAGCAGCGCCATCACATTTTGTGCAGTAAATAACTGATCTGATTTTTCATACGCATCAATCAAAACGCGATGGCAAATGGCTTCATCACCTTCCAGTTCAATGATGTGCTCTGCATGCTGGCGCAAAGCACGTTTGTCGATGTTGCTCAATGGGCTGTTCCCTCAGTAGATGAAATCGCAGGTAAATTCATGTTCACACTCCGGGCAGCAACACTCAAAATCAGTTGTTCTTGGCGTCTTATGTTCACCGGCTTTCACGTCACACCAGAAATCGTCTGTTCCTGTGAGATCAAATAGGTGATTGCATTCAGGACAATTGACGTTGAGTTCAACAGTCCATTCGGCTTTTACTGTGCTCATGACTGCACTCCTTTGCGAAGGGAAAATTCGGTATTGATGCGGCTAAAATAGAATCCGAATACTTTCTTCCATGGCTTAACAACAGCGTCCCTGATTGAGTTTGGGTTAAATCCATCCTCGATAGCCTGCTTGCTGTCAAAGAACACATACCCAAAACCTTCCTCATTCTCTGCGCAGACTGGACCTTTATATGATCCGTGTTTTCTTCCCCCGGCCAAACCTGTTCTATATGCGTGCTGAGTGTTACCCGCTATCGTTGTCCACTCCAGATTTGAAACATCATTGTTTTGCTTATTTCCGTCTTTATGGTTAATTACGTGCTCATCAGAAGGCTTGGGACCGAGAAAGTTTTCAGCAACTAATCGGTGGATGTTCATGTTTTTTAGTTTCCCTCCAAGCTCTAGCCTAACGAACAAATACTGATTTCTGTTCTTGCCGCGCATGGTTGGGTTTAACTGTTTTAGTTCTCCAGAGGCCAATGAGAAAATGAGCCCCTTTGAGGTGATGAAATAGCGATACTTGAAGCCAAAAATCTCTTTCACATCGCCAAATAAATCAGCCAGCGCCGCGCATCTGGCTTCAAGTGAGGCGTAGTCTTCGTGCTTCACAAATGGCCCTGAATTTCCGTCCACATCCAGGCTGTAGCTCATTACGTCATAACGTTTCACGCTCATTTCTTCGCCCTCTGGTTTAACCACGCTGTCAGGAATTTGTTCTCGTTCACGCTTGGGAATGAGTTCTTCTTCAGCATTTCTTCGCGTGGGATATCGTTGATGGGTTTGAAGCGGTGTCCGGCGATAAGCTCATTTGGGGTGATGAAGGGGTCGTAATAATTTCCGATCATTGTGCACGCTCCAGAAAATCGTTAACGCCTTCTGCCAGTTCGATCGACAGGTCATCGATATGAGTTTTCAGCTCTGCTAGCGTCTGTGCTTCTGACTCCAAAATTTCACGCTCACACAGCGCCTTCACCAGGTGATCAAACTTGCTGTAGTAGCTCAGGCGAACCAGTGTTTCCTGTCCGGCATTTTTGCCTTCTTTGATGATGCGTTTTTCGTTAAGAACAAGGTCAAACTTAGTGCCGGTGATTACGTATTTACTGCCAACTTCGATATTCAGTTTCATGATGGTTTCCTTAGTCACTACGGACATGACCAAATCGGCCGTAGTAAACACGGTCACGGTCATTGCATCTTGATGGTTGTTTGGGGCCGACTGTTTCCCAGCCAGGAGAGAAGGAGGCCATGAAGTTGTCGTGCCAGAGTTGCGCTTCATGCTTCCTGGTGAGCTTCTCTATCCAGTAATCGTCCTGTGCATCCTGAATCTGCTCTGTTGTGCGCTCGTCATTTGGTAGAGTTCCGTTCTCTTTCTGCTGGTAATAAATCTCCAGACCAGCACATATCCGGGCAATAACTTCGTCCTTCGATTCCAGTTTTTTAGGCGCACGGAAGTAACCATTTTCATCAGGTGACATGGCTTAATCCTTAAACTAGAGGCGAAGTTATGCCGCCTCCGTGAGGTGAGATAGAATGTTCAGGTGATGGTTAAATCAGAAGGGGATCGTTGAGTCGAAATCTGGTTCAGGCTGTTGTTGCGCAGACTGTTTGTTACCAGAAGAGCCGAAATCAATATCTATTACGATGATTACCGGTTGCGATCGTTTGCCGCCGTTCTGGTCTGTCCATTCTTCCATGACGAACTCGCCAGTAACCGTAACCTTTGTTCCTTTGGTCAGGTATTGCGGAAGCTTCTCTGCTTTTGCGCCGAACAGAATGCACTTAACCCAAGAGGTTTTTTCTCTCTCACCATAACCCTGTCGAACAGGAAGAGAGAATGATGCGACACACTTCTGATTATTGGTCCAGCGCTGCTCGGCATCCTTGCCAATGTTTCCTGATGCACAAATTACGTTGATACTCATTATGCTGCTACCCCTTCAATTTCTGATTTGCGATCTAAATAAACTGACTTGGCTTTATCGTGCTGCTCGGTGCCAGAAAGCTTCTTGTCTACAGCCTTCCATGCTTCTTCAAGCTCTGGCAGAGTTGCCTTAAGCGCGTATGCAGAGAAGTCAGTTAAGAACTGCTGAGGAGATCGACTATCATGCTGCTTCTGTTGCGCCTTTGTTTGCTGAGGAGCAACCTGATGAACTTCCGCATCAGCATCGATTGCCGTCTCTTCTGTAGGGATGCAGAACGCCTGAAACGCTGCGTATTTGTATGCGATGGACATAGCCTTGTTGGTTGCCTTATCTCCGCTATCCATTGCTTCACCGTAGGTTGTAACAGTGTGAATGCTTCCATCTTCCGTGCTGACAAAATCGAACTCAGCTTTAACGACGACATAGAATAGAGCGGTGCCGTTTTTGTTAATTCGCTCTGTGCAGGTACGTTCAGTGAGGCGAGGCAGGATGACCAGCCCGTGAGTCACCAGCGCCGGTGCCAGTGCGTTGTACACCTGGTCAATGCCTCGGAAGTTGAATCCCTGTTGCTGATTACGCCTGTCCTTGCTGATGCCAGTAGTTGCCATTTCCTTGGCTACAGCGCTGATAGCTGCGTAAACCTTCTTGCCCGTCATGAGTAATACCCCGCAAATTCCTGCCAACTGATCGGCTGATTCTGCCGTTCTGCCGCTAAGTTAATTTGTTGCTCTACCTCTTCCTCAATCTCGGGTGAGATAAGCGCGATAAACTCTTCGTCACTAAATTCATGCTGCATGATTTCGATTCCAGTCTTCATCCTGACAATCTTCCCAGCCCATCGCGATTGATGATGCCCATGCATATGCGGCGCTGTTACCTTCCTTCGTATCAGGGAAGTATGCTTCGTAGAGCTTGTTAAACTCACGATTACCTTGCTGAACAAGGATGGTTCCGTTAACAGGCACAATAGTCATGGCGAGGCACTCCAGGCTGATTAAGGATGTCTGCCAGCCGTTTCCAGCCAGCGCGTAATTTGCGGGTGATGCGTTCTAAAAGTGATTCGTCTAGTTGGAAAGCACCCATGCGAGCGCCTCCCGCGATTGCTAGAATCATGGGTGGTTCCTTTTGTTGGGGGTTTTAGTAAGCGATGCGAGTGGCGAAGACTTCGCCTTTTACGATTGCGGTAATGATACTCTTGGCAACATCCTCGCTTGCTCCGGCCTTGATAAGGTCAGAGAGAATTTTGTTATTCACTTCTTTGCGATGCGCTTTATCTTGTGCGCGGCGCTCTTCTTCATCCTTGATACGCTTTTCCTCTGCCAGGCGTGCAGCTTCTTTTGCTTCTGCCTCACGACGAATTCGGTCGGCCTCATCCTGAGCTTTCTTTCTCTCTGCCTCGATAGCTTCCTGCTTCTCACGTTCTGCTCGCTCAAGCGCTTCTTTGGCTTCGCGCTCAGCTTTTTCTTTTTCCTGCTTAGCAAGAAGCTCTGCCTGTGCTTTTGCAGCAATGGCATCTTCTTCGCGCTTCTTGGCTGCTGCTATTTCTGCTGCTGCTTTTTCCTCTGCCTCACGCTTAGCGCGTTCTTCAGCCTGCCGTTTGATTTCCTCTTCATGTGCAATGCGCTGGCGTTCCTGTTCAGCTATCTTTTCCGCTAACTCACGGTCGAAAGCGTCATTCATCAGCAATGCCATTTCATGATCGGATTCAATCTTCTTAGCTAGCTCTTCTGCCGCCCGCTTAGCTTCTTCTTCCTGCTTAATGCGCTCTTGCTCGACTTCATAATCAGTCAATGGCTGACGAGCTTTTTCTTTCAGCTCATCCAGGCGATCGCGAACTGTCTTGCGGTTTGCATCAATGAGTTTTGGAATCTCTTTCAGCTCAGCAACGAGGTCTTTGCCAAGACCATCAAGATAGGTTTTTGTCTGTGCAACTTTGTAAGCCAGAGAAGCGATCTCCTTTCTGCCCTTTGCCGTAGTAACATCAGGCACAAAGGACATAACTTCACGCTCAACTTTCTGAAGAATATCTTCAATCTGGTCGGCAGATTTAAAGACCGTCATTGCATTCGCTTTCTCAATAACAACTAAATCCGTTGTTTCACTCATGGGCTGGTTCCTTATGTTGTGTGTGATTGCATAGCGATAGAGACTCGTGAATCTCTGTTGATATGCGGGTATGAAAAAGCCGCACTCAGGCGGCTTCTATGAATTTAATGAGGTGTGGAACGAAGGTTTCTACTGTGCCATCAGGCAACTCAACAATAGCAACCGTCATGTTTCCAGGGCCAGTTTCAAACTCTTCGAAGTCGCTTCCCCATTGGTGAAACAATCCTTCAATTACTGTTTCTTTTTTGTGGCGAAAACTTCCCAAACCTTCATAGGTGATTCTCTTGCATTCAACTTTACGCATCACTTCCTCCAGGTAAAAAGAATGCCGCCCTGACTTCTGGCGGCAAAGACATAACGAGGGATTTCCATCTAACAGAGCACTATCGAATCGTCTCCGATAGTACGGTGCGGTATTACACCCAATAGCTAACTCAGAGAATTAGCTATCAGCTGCTATTCGCTTGCATTGAAGTGAAGCTCTGCCGCCTTAACCCAGCGCTTAGTTACCTCCTCAGCATTGGTCATCGCCTCTTGCTCTGAGGTAAATTCACCAACCTCAACCTCGCGCTTTAAACCAGGTAAAAGCATTACGCGTTTATGTGTTAAATCGCTATTTTTAGGTCTGCCTGAATTCCAGAACACATCCGCTACTGCAATCTTGCCGATAAAAAGTCGCTTAACGCTCGAATACCTTTGCTGAATGGATTTCCACTCCATCACTCCTCCCGGGCCTTAAGCATTGCATCAGCAATGCTGTACGCATCACTTGCCAAATCACTAAACGCCCCGTAATTGCAATCGCTGCTAATAATTCCCTGCATTGCCTTAGCAGCGAAATAATCACGCAAAGTAGGCGTTTTTAAAGAGATTTCATGCAGCGATTCGGCAGCTTGTATGTGCGACACTGTGTTACGAGTTTCTGCGCTGCTATATGACCTTTGGCTAGCTGCATCTGCATCTGAACGTTTCATATCACTCCTCCCCCAGAGCCTTTCTGATGGCTGCGCGAGCCACATTCATCTCTGATTCGTAGCGCTCATTCCAGTTTTGCTTCTGACCAGCGCGAAACATTTTTTGCAGAGCTTCGAGCAAATCAGGAGCTGCTGCTATCAGTTTGGAGTTAGCTCGCTGCTCAGCTGAAAACTCATCCGCATATCCTGATTCAGATCCAGCACCATTAATCAATGCAATTGGAACCATTCCCTCTCGCGCTTCACATGTAATTACCGCATGGTCTCCATCGCTCCATGAATCATCATCAACAAACCATTTATCCTTTGTTCCTTTGAAATCTTTCATATTCACCTCTGTGGCTTGCTGCCAAAAGAAGGCCGACTATGCGGCCTCGGTAGGAAGTCCAATCATTTTATTCAGGTCTTCTACTCGCAGAGCTGGCAGCGCGCATCCGGGCTTATCAGCCTCTGTAGGCAGAAGCTCTTTGCTTTCAGGCCAAACCTCGATGAGTCGTTTAACTGTCGTTACTGAATTAAGCGCCGCCCAGACGTTAGATTCGATGTCCTTTTTCTTCGCTTCCAGCTTTGACTGAAGAGCGCAAATATCATCAAACCGCTTAGTGATTTCGTGTTCTGCACCGAACATGCATTTATCTTTTGCTGGGGTTGGCAGAGATATTTCTTTTCCGTTGCTGTCATTTCCGTATGAGTACCATCCAAGTCTGCGCCCCGATACAGTAAGGAAAATCGAGGTGGAATTTACATCATGCGAGTAAAACGATACGCCTAGCTTTTCAAGCTCTGTACATAGCGCGTTTAACTGAGCCGATAAACCGTCAACTTTATCCACTTTCTTTTTGCCTCCCAGCGCATAAACGCGAGCGTCGAGAGCAAGTTGATGTTTTAGCTTTGCAATTCCATCGAGTTCGGCAAATACCCCTGACTTAATCAATGCGTTGCGAGCAATTTTCTCTCTGATGTTCGTTGTTAATCGGATTGATGACATATTTATTACCCTCAAATAAGTGGCTTACTGCTCAGCTTCATGCGCTGAACGGCGTGGATTTTGTTACCGAGCGGGTTAACGTCCCGGTAGTAGGTACGATGATTTTTGCTGTCAGTTGGCTTGCGGATTTCATTCTCAAAAACGATCGCCGCACGCTCAATCTGACGCTTGTATTCTTCCAGCTGCCAGAACGCGTCCTGCACCATGAACTTGATCGGCTTAGCGTCTTCAATGCGCTTAGGTGTTTCGTGTTTGCCTTTAGCCTGAATCTGCGCACGGCTTAGAGTAGGGCGGTGCAATACTTCAGAGCTTGCCGTAATCTCATTCTGGAGCGCTGCACGGCGCTCACGACGACGACCTGATGCTGAGCCATTGAAAGCTGTTCTGCGTGTCATAGTGACCTCCTGATGAACTTTGGCGATGCGAAGGCCGGTGCTTATCTTCGGCTTGCCTCAATGGGCTGCATTTCATCGCATCCCAAAGTTCACTTTGGTTATTAGGCTTTTCAGCCTCGTAGATTCATCTCTGAATCGTTGTATGTTCACCGTCCTGGTGAGTAGTGCTCCGTGTTGATGGCTTAAATTTAAGTGTTCTTAATTTAATGGTCAAGTTGATTTTGAAGAAAACTTAAATTAATTTTCGAAATTTAAGTTGTTCTTTGATTTTTAAAGATAAATAAAAAAGCCCCAGAATAGGGGCTTAAGGTAGGTTTGCTATCTTGGCGTCAACAACTACGCCGATTATCTTGCAGTTACCGTCAACTTCCATCATTGGGTACTGAGGATTTAGAGGCTTCAGGAACTTCCTTCCCGCGTCGATAACAAGTTTTTTGAAAGTGGCTTCGTTTTCACCTTCTAGCTTTGCCACAACCAGCTTTCCGTTCCTAGGCTCCACTTCTGGATCGACAAGGATAACCATGCCTTCTGGGATACTTAGACCTGCCGGGGATGTCATTGAATCACCCTGGACATCCAGCCAGAACGAGTCCTCAGAACATTCAACAGTGGTTTCGTACCAGTTATCAATGGCTCTTCTATGGTAAGGTTCAACAGCTTCCATCCATTGCCCTGCGCTAACCCAACTAATAAGAGGGTATGATCCCCTCGGCTCATGCCTACTATGGTAGGCGATATTGGACTGGCTTGAGTCTCCCTTCAACAGATAATCTGGAGAGCACTGAAGAGCCCTTGCAAGAGCAAGAAGGTTCTCACCATTAGGCTCTGTCTCAGAGCGCTCCCACTGCGATATGGCAACATTAGACACGCCAACCATTTTCCCAAGGGCAGCCTGTCTAATCTTGAGCTCTTTTCTTCTGGCGCGAATGCGCTCACCCATCAAAGTAGTATTCATAGTTAAGACATCTTAAATAAACTTGACTTAAGATTCCTTTAGTGGATAATTTAAGTGTTCTTTATTTATTTCGGAGCGAGTCTATGTTCAAGAAGGAAGTTATTGACCACTTCGGAACCCAGCGAGCTGTTGCTAAAGCCTTGGGCATTAGTGATGCGGCGGTTTCTCAGTGGAAGGAAGTGATCCCAGAGAAAGATGCCTATCGACTGCAAGTCGTTACAGCTGGAGCCCTGAAGTACCAAGAAAATGCCTACCGACAAGCTGCATAACGCGGCTTTCTAAAACGGACATTCGTCCCACGTCGCTGAAAAGCGAGTCTCTAAATTCAAACAGGCTTTGCGTGTATTTGCGAAGCCAAATCTATCTAATTTCTAAGGAATATATTGCATGAATGGAATTGCAACTCAAAGCAAGAAGGCGGCTCGTATCGAATCGACATTGCTTAACAAACTAGCTCTGATGGGTCAGAAGACATTCGCTAAAGCCATGGGCATTCCTGAATACCAGGTAAGCCGGTGGAAGAACGGTTTCTTCTCTCAGGTGAGCATGATGCTGGCGGTTCTGGAATACGGAATCGAAGACGAGGAAATGGCTGAGCTGACAAAGCGGCTGGCTAGTTATCTCACAAAAGAAAAACGTCCAGCTGTTGGTAGCAGTCTGGACGCTTAAGCACACTGTGTTACGCCAAGTAACAGGAGTTATTTTAATGGTTAAGCAACGATTTATCCAGGACGAAATACACAAAAATGTAGCTCGCGAAAGGTTCATCCGTACGTTTAGCCGAGAAGCTGCTGAGAAGTTGAAACAGGCGCTTGAACTGAGCAAACGTAAACTGGAGAAACCCGAATGAGCAACGTCGCATACGCAGATTTCGGGGCGGTCAAAGCCCCGGTGGAGAGAAAAGTGGCAGAGCTGGAAGATGGCTATGCCAAGCTATCCAACACGCTTCTTGATGCCTACTCCGGTGCTGACCTCACCAAGCGTCAGTTCAAGGTCCTCCTGGCGATTCTGAGAAAGACCTATGGCTGGAATAAGACCATGGACAGAATCAGTGACTCTCAGTTATCGGAGATCACAAAATTACCAGTGAAGCGCTGTAACGAAGCCAAGCTGGAACTGGTCAGAATGGGGATTATCAAGCAGCAGGGCGGTATGTTTGGCCCCAATAAAAACATCAATGAATGGTGCATCCCTCAAAACGAGGGGATATCCCTCAAAGCAGGGGATAAAACATCCCTCAATTTGAGGGAGTCATATCCCTCAAAACAGGGGGACACAAAAGACACTATTCAAAAGAAAGAAATACAAGATAAAAACACTATGCCTGAACAGGTTCAGGCGAAGCAGAAAAAATCATCTGACCATCACGAAGAAACGGACCAGGCTTTTGAGAATATCTTCTGGTGTGCAGGAATGCATAAGACCGGGAAGAAAAACGCGAAGTCAGCATTCAGAACCCAATTCACTCTTTGGAGGAAAGAAACCAAAGGTTCGCCAGGTGAGTTTGCAAGATTTCTGGCAGACGATATCAAGCTTCGCCTTGGTGTTCAGTTCGGCTTCGATAAGCTTCACCCATCAACATACCTCAACGGTCAGCGCTGGAACGACGAGAAGCCTGTAACCGCCGTACAACAAACCAAGCAATCAGCCATCACCGTATCGAAAACTGGCTTAGTTTTCTGGGACCGGTGATACATGAAATCCAGAATCAAATCGTTACTTATCGCTGGCTACAGTCATGGCTGGCTTAGTGCTGCATTCGTCGCATTCTGGTTTAACCGTCTGGATCTGAGGTCGTCATGACACCAAGTGAACTGAGTGACCTGCTTTGGATGCAGGTAGACAAGGTTGCTCCGCACCTGTTGCCAAACGGCAAGAAAGACGGGCATGAGTGGGTAGCCGGAAACGTGCACGGCGACAAAGGGACTAGCCTGAAGGTTAACCTGAACGGCAAGAAGAAATGGGCAGACTTCGCAGAAGGCGATGGCGGCGACATGCTGGACCTATGGATGGCTTGCCGGGGAATAAATCTCCATCAGGCAATGCAGGAAGCAAAGGCATTCATCGGAATCAGGGATGACGATCACCACTTCGATGCAAAACGCGAAAAGAAATTCTCTCGCCCGGATCGCAAGAAGGTCGCCAAATACTGCAACAAGTCTGAGCACCATATCGAATACCTAAAATCGAGGGGTATCTCAGCAGAGACAGCAAAAGTCTTTGGGGTTGTAAGTGGCAAAGTATGGAACGGTGAGCGAGAACTTGAAGCCCTGGTTTTTCCGTACAAGCGAGATGGAGAGTTAATCCAGGTCAAACGCATCAGCACTGAAAGGCCTAACGGGAAAAAGGTCATCATGGCCGAGGGCGATTGTGAGCCTTGCCTGTTCGGATGGCAGGCGCTGGATAGCAAGGTGCGTTCGGTTGTGCTGTGTGAGGGTGAAATCGACTGCATGAGCTACTCACAGTATGGCGTAAACGCTCTTTCGGTACCTTTCGGCGGAGGGAAGGGGGCGAAGCAGCAATGGATTGAGTTCGAGTTTCATAATCTCGACCGGTTTGAAGAAATCTGGATCTCAATGGACAACGACGAAGTTGGACAGGAGGCCGCAAGAGAGATAGCCAGTCGCCTTGGAGAGCATCGCTGCCGCATGGTTAAGCTACCGTGCAAAGATATCAACGAGTGCCTGATGGAAGGAATTGCAGAAGATGTCATCTGGCAGTGTCTGGAAGGTGCGGCATTCTTCGATCCAGAGGAACTCTACAGCGCGAGAGAGTTTTACCAGGACACCATCAACGCTTTCTACGGTAAGCAGCAATACCTGTTCAATCCACCATGGGAAACGCTGGCCTATAACTTTCAGTTTCGCGAGGCAGAGCTAACTCTGGTCAACGGCGTGAATGGACACGGCAAGACTGAAGTAGTAGGGCATATGTCACTGGAAGCGATGAGGCAGGGCGTTAAAACCTGCGTTGCTTCGCTTGAGCTTAAGCCAGGAATGCTACTTAAGCGCCTTACCCGTCAGGCCACCTGCTGCAAGATGCCGCCAGTGATGGAGATTGAATCAGCATTCAACTTCTACGATGACCGGTTATGGATATTCGGCCTTACAGGAACAGCTAAGGCAGAGCGCCTTATTGAGATTTTCACCTATGCCCGCCGCCGCTACGGCATCCAGTTGTTCATCATCGACAGCCTCATGAAGTGTGGGATAGGTGATGACGATTACAACGGGCAAAAGGCGTTTGTCGATGCGCTGTGTGACTTCAAGAACAAGACCAACTCTCACATCATTCTCGTCACTCACTCACGTAAAGGTGACAGCGAGGAAAAGCCTACCGGAAAGATGGACGTAAAGGGCTCTGGAGCCATTACTGACCTCACAGACAACCTGTTTATCATCTGGAGAAACAAAGGCCGCGAGAGAGCTTTACAGCGCGTTCAGGCTGGAGAGCAACTAAGCGAGAAAGACGAGCAGCTTCTGGCATCACCGGCTTCCGTTCTCATGCTCGAAAAACAGCGTAACGGTGAAGGATGGGAAGGTGGCGTACCGCTATTCCTTGATGACCAGTCTCACCAGTTCCTGCAGCTTGACGGCGCCTCACCTTACAACTACGTCGCTAATATGCCGAAGTCTGAATATGACGAGGTGTGGCGACAGGAGAATGTATCGGAGTTTTAAATGAACACACGAGACAAAATACTCAACCACCTACAGAACAACATTCCCACCTCAGCGGCACAGTTATCAAAGCTCTTCGGATGCCACAAATCACACATCAACCTCCTGCTTCGCGACCTCGTTACAGATGGTCTCGTTGAGGTTGACAGCGTCCGAAAAGGAGCAAATTTCTACCGCCTTACCGCTTTGCACAATCAGCGCTTGGAAGCTATCCACCGCTATCTTGAAGAGCACGAAACAGGAATGGCAGTAGAAATAGCAAACGCGACAGGTATTCCAAAGAACCTGGTGACGAAAACACTGAAAGGCCTGGCGGCACGCGGAGAGCTTCATCGTGACTGGTGCCACAAAAACGCATGGGTATACAGCAAGAAGCCGGTGTTTAACTTTGGTGCAGCTAACCCACTGACTGCATTTATCAACCAGAGATTGAGAGAGGTGAGGGCATCATGAGCCACATCAAAGCTTATTGGGATATTTCATTGATGGTTAGCTGTCCACAATGCGGGCATGACTATGACTTGGTCCATACAGACGACTTTTGGTACGGAATCGAAGCGGTAGAGCATGGCACGCCGGAAACGACAGATTTCGAATGCTGCTGCCCTGAATGCGATCACGAATTCACATGTGACTTTGTTTACTAATACCCCAGCACGCTGATGGAGAGGAATGATGAAAACAACAAACGAACCTTTTAGCTTGATTATAAATGATCCGGTTGAGCTGACCATGGCATCGCTTAAGTCAAAGCTGATTATCACGATAACTCAGCTAATCAGGCAGGAAGGATGGACACAGGTTGTTGCTGCAACAAGGCTTGGAGTCAGCCAGCCAAGAGTTAGCAACTTGCTTCATGGCTATGTATCGAAGTTCTCGATAGACATGCTTTTGGAGATGCTCTGCAAAATCGGATTTGTAGTTGATGTGACATTCAGGCCGCACAACACGGAAAGCCCAATAGAAATGACAATCAAAAAGGCAGTAGTTTAGCCAGGTGATGGAGAGGAATATGGACGAATCAAGAAAGCAGTTTATTGAAGACGACAACCTTGTAGACAGACTTCATGGCATGGCTAGTTATTTGGCTGATAAAGGGGCAGTGAAAGCACCTGATTTGCTAAAGGAGGCGGCAAGGGAAATATGCGAGCTTCGCAACTCAATTGGGGCCATACGCAAACTAAACAACGGAATGTGGCGCTGGACATCACGCATGTCATACAACGAGTCATATGTAGGTGAGCCTGGTGGATTGCTAAAATCTTCCATTCGAGAAATTGAGCACATTCTTGACGCCGAGAAAGACCGCGCAGCTGGAATCAAAGTGAAGGAGTGAGTATGAGGCCAACTTATGCAAATCGAGATGATCAAGACCGCAGGGGGAGTATTCGCTCCGGCGTTTGAGCATGACCTTCCCCGCCTTACCAAGTTTCAAAACGGCGAGATGTACACAGCCGAATTCAAGTTAACCCGCAACCCCGCACATCATCGAAAGGCATTCGCTTTCTTCAACTTCTGCTTTGCTCACTGGTGCGCCAATCGTGCCGGACTTGAGCATATGGATGAGGCAAGCCAGTTCGATCGCTTCCGCAAGGACTTAACCATCCTCGCCGGATTCTACGAACAGACGATGCGGCTTAACGGTGAAATCAGGACAGAGGCGCAAAGCCTCGCATTTTCAAACATGGACCAGGAGCAATTCGAGCGTTGTTATTCAGCGCTGATAAACGCCGCCATAAAACACGTGTTCGGCCAGACAAAAGACCAGAACATCCTCAACCAATTACAGAGCTTCTTCTGAGATTCAGATGAACAAATACCGACTTATCTACGCAGACCCTCCATGGCAATATCGCGACAAAGCCAACGATGGCAATCGCGGTGCCGGGCATAAATACGATGTTATGAACGTGCATGATATTTGCCGACTACCGGTATGGGATTTAGCTGATCCTGAATCGTGCCTGTTAGCAATGTGGTGGGTGCCGACTCAGCCAATCGAAGCGCTGAAAGTTGTCGAAGCCTGGGGCTTTCGCTTGATGACCATGAAAGGCTTTACGTGGCACAAGACAAATATCCGCAAGGGTAACAGCGCTATCGGTATGGGCCATATGACCCGCGCAAATAGCGAAGATTGCCTGTTTGCGGTGCGCGGTCGATTGCCAGAACGAATGGATGCGTCAATCTGCCAGCATTTCTCCGCACCACGTATGGAGCACAGCGCAAAGCCTCCCATCGTGAGAGACAAGCTGGTCAAATTACTTGGCGACGTACCGCGCTGTGAGCTATTCAGCCGCGACAAAGTGCCCGGGTGGGATATGTGGGGCAACCAGTGTGAGAGTGATTTCGAATTTGCTCCCGGCATAGCGATTAAACCTGACAAGAGGATGATCGCATGATGCACTGCTACCGATGTGGAGAGAGAAAAGAAGACAACCGGTTTAGACCCGGGCAGGCCTACTGGTGCAGATGGTGCTTACGATGTGAAAGGACGCCAATAGGTCAGATGCCATTACCTCAAGAACAGGAGGACGTATGGCACGACAGCGACGAAGCATCACACAGTTAGCATTAGACAACCTGATATTCCGCGTCACCCACCGCAAGAAACGCAAGCCAGAAGTGCCACCATCCCAAATACCTTCATTTGATTACACTGCGCACTTAGCTGACATTCGTTGGCTGCGTGAGCGCGCACGGAGGAAGTATGAATGATTATTCTGAGTTGAGTGATTTTGAGATTAACAGCGCCGTGTCAATGGCAGTGAGAAGCCAGGCAGCAAACCCAGAGTCAAAATATGTGGTCATCAATGAATACTGCAACAACCCCGCAGACGCATGGCCGATTATTGTCAGTAACGGCATTTCATTAGTCAAATATGGTCATGGAATGTGGCTTGCGTCATCTGATGCTTATTGGGTAGACGGAGTTGAGTGGCAGATTGACGGCGAGGCACATCAAAACCCTCTCCGCGCCGCCATGATTGTCTTCCTCATGATGCAGGATGCCAAACATGCTTAGCCAACACGAAGCCCAATACTACGAGCAGCAGAGCATACGTCGAACGTTGTGCGCAGGCTGCACGAAAGAGCTAGCCGACGATGAGACTCACGTTTGTGAGGAATGCTCGCTGATGGCAATAGCGTATCGCGACCCTAACGGATTTATGACGGAGGAAGATGATGGCTAATCTTCGAAAAGAAGCGCGGGGCAGGGAATGCCAGGTCAGGCTGCCAGGAATTTGCAACGGTAATCCTGAAACAGTAGTGCTCGCGCATTACCGCATGGTTGGTATCTGCGGAACCGGAATGAAACCAGATGATCTGTTTGGTGCATGGGCATGTTCAGCCTGCCACGATGAGATAGACCGGCGCACCCGTCGCTGCGATGTCACTCAGGCTCGCATAGCGCACCTAGAAGGCGTTATTCGAACACAAGATGCCCTCTTGAAAGAAGGTAAGGTGAAGCGATGAATGAATATCGAATAGAGCTGCCTTGGCCGCCAGGGAACAATCATCTCTTCTCTGTGTTCAGAGGGCGAAAGATAAAAAGCAAAAAGGGAAGGGAGTACACGGAAGCGGTAACGCAGAAAATCATCAGAGCAAATCAGCAATACCAACTGGCCGGCAGGCTGAAAGTAAAAATCCTCGCATATCCACCTACACGCGCCCGGCGTGACCTGGACAACCTCTTCAAAGCACCTCTCGATTCTCTCACCAAAGCTGGCGTTATCGCAGATGACAGCCTCATTGATGACGTTCGCATGGTGCGCTGTGAAGTTGTGAAGGGTGGAAAACTGGAAATCATCATCACCGAGTTGGAGGCAACATGTGCAGCGTAACTAACATCCAGCAAGTCAAATGGCAGCGTCAGCGCGATATGCATACCGAGCAGGTGCTGATTGGCAAAGAGCAGGAGCTTGAGCGCAGTCTTGAGTATGTGCGCGAGCAGCTGCGGGAAGTGCGTAATCGGCTCGGAACGAATAAGCCAACTGGAGGCGATGCAGCATGATCAACGAGTGGAAGCATACAAAGCACATTCTTCCGCCAGAAGGAATTTTGGTTGACACCATCAGTCAGGGAGGAATGGAGCAAAAGCTTAAACGGCAGGGAAATCTCTGGTTTGTTAAAAGTGGCGATATGTACGTTTATTACACGCCGGAAAAATGGCGCTACATCGTGGGGGCAAGATGAGACACACACCGATATTCGGCATGGTCAATTTCATCGACGACGCTCATTTCCGCCGCGTATGGAAGCACCCAAAGAAAACCATAAACTCGCGCCAGAAAGCATGGGTTCACTACATGCTACAGGTATGGGGAAAGGTGAACGCCGGTGATGATTCCCCTGGTGGTGCAATCAACATTATCGGTCGCCTGATGATTCGTAGCCAGTGGAGCGATGACAAGGCCAAGCAGATTGAGTCTGTCGTCATGCGCCTGTACGAAGAAGATGGGCTGCGTGGAGATGCGCTCTATCAAAAAGCTCGCGAACTGGTCATCCCTCAATCATCGTTCAGCAACATCATCGCTCTCGCCAAAGAATCCGATGATGCTGCTTTCGTTGAACGTGTGATGGTCCAGACGTTTCACCGTGAAAGCCCCGTCCGCGATGTAGCTATTAAGCGATATTGCAATCGCAATTGCACGCAAGATATCGCCAGGCTGATGAATGCAGTCACCGGAATGGATATCCAGTCATGCAGGCGCAGGGTAGTCTGGTGCGAGAATGTTCTCGATTCGGAAATCTTTTATGCGATGAGGCGCGAAATTGAGAAGGAATTTCCACAGGCAGCATAATTTTTAGGTAAATTGTCCTAAATAACTTGCTATCGCGAAATTGAAGTAGTACATTTTGTGTATGCTCGGAGCAAAAGCGAACAGAGCAGCCAAACAAACAAGCCCTGAGGTTCACGCCTTGGGGCTTTTTGCGTTTTAAGCACGACCTTTCTGAAAGCGTCCTATCACCAATCACCAGAACACACCCAGATACCCTTGCACATTCGTGGCGACGGGGTAGGGCGCTGCCAAAAAAGAAAAACCCAGCACTATGGCTGGGCTTCGTGAAGATGGGTGGCAAGAGACTGCGTCAACAGCCTCTTGCCTGATTTGCTCATGCCTTTAGTCACGAACAAACCACGTTACCGCAAAATGTATCCTGGATTTGTTCACTCAACAACCACGTTAATTCCTATTTTGAACAGATCCCCGAACTCTGGGGGTGAGACATGAAGATGGATGAGAGATACAGCAATGCTTCCTATGGTAGCGCTGGTCTTGCAGCTTTCTTCGCCAGCCTGTCTTTGCAGGATTGGGGCTTCATTATCGGCGTCGCATTCAGTATCACCCTCGGCGTGCTTACCTACCGGCTCAATAAACGTGAGCAGATGAAGCGAACGAAGATCCTGCAGGACATCCTAAACAAAACAGACACAGACAATCCCTCCGCTACTGCCAGAGTGATTGCAGAGCTCGGGCAAAAAGCTCCGAAGGAACTCTGATGGATAGTGCGCTCAGAAACAAAATAGCTGGCGCAATTGGTGCTGGCGCAATTGCTATTGCCACCGCGATGCTTTCCGGAAAGGGAGGGCTGGAGGGAAGGGAATACGTCGCCTACAAAGATGTCGTTGGCGTTCTCACTGTTTGTGATGGGCACACCGGCAAAGACATCATTCCCGGAAAGCGATACACAGACAAAGAATGCGATGCGATTACGAAGAGCGATCTGGCTCGCATAGCAAGACAAGTAGACCCGGCCATCAAAGTTCCCACCACTGAAACGCAACGCGCCGCCATTTACTCCTTTGCCTATAACGTCGGAGCAAGCGCCGCCATAAACTCAACGCTCATGAAGAAGCTCAACGCCAAAGACTATTCTGGCGCGTGTGATGAGCTTAAGCGTTGGGTGTTTGCCGGTGGTCAGAAGTGGAAAGGCTTGATTAACCGTCGCGATGTTGAATACCAGGTTTGCACATGGAGCCAGAAGAATGCTTAAGAAGTGGCCTATAGGCGAGATCATCACCATAGCAGCGATAGTCATTGTAATTCTTCTGACGCTTCGCCTTGCCTCGGACAACAAAAAGCTCAGCGTCGATAATGGAAAGCTGTCAGAGCAGATTAAAGACATCGGTCAGAAGAACGAAGGGCTGGCTAACTCGATTGATGGCCTGGTAGAGCAGATCGGCGTAATGAACAAGATAGTGGCAACTGAAGCGCGTCGTCGTGCTGCAGCTGAAATGAAAGCCCAGAAACTGCAAGAAGAGGTGAAGGATGCGCTCAAAGGCAATGCATGTGCTGTTGAGTATATCCCTGCTAATGCTGTTATCGGGGTGCGCAAAGCAGCAGATAGTGCGCGAGGCCATAAAGGTAAAAAATCCTCCGATACCCGCAAATCTACTGATTGATTGCGTGGTGCCTGAAGTGCCAGAACAAATGACATTCGGAGACAGCGTGCAGCTCAACGTTGCTCTACTGCTTTCGATTGAGAACTGCAACGGCCAGATTGAAGCTATTCGTGAAATAGAAAACACCAGGCTAGAAAAATGAACAAGCCGCACATCCAATACGATTCGCTAGGGAAAAAATGGAAATGCCAGACCATCATCCATTTGCCTGGGGAAAAGTGCTTCATTACAGGGCGAAGTAATACTGTCCGTGGTAGCTATGCGCGGTGGTTGGTTGTTCTTCGCTGGTGTCACAGATGCCAAAAAGATATCTAATTTGTGTGACCCTCAAAGGAGCGTGATCCACATCTTGGCAAGCCGGAACAGACGGAAGTAACCAATCACTACTGAGAAGCAGAGAAACCGTTGCGCTAAGGAGAAGGTATGCTTTATCCATTTGGTAGTGTGCCGGGGCCGCAAGGCATACCAGGTCCTGCTTCATCAACTAGGCAGAAATCAGAGTGCTACTTTCAGGGCTTAACCTGGTCATTCCAACAACACCGACCAATCTGATTAACCTGACTAAAGCTCTCTCGCATACAGGCAGCCTGTCGCCGTTCTTCAACACGACAACAAACAAGTTCAACGTCTATAACGTGAATGCTACCTGTACGTTCAAGGTTAACGTTATTGGCGCATGGAGCGGATCGTCTACTAACCGCAGCATGACCATCGACTTCCCACAGACGAACGGTAACACGCTGAGTAAAACACGTGACGCTCAGGTAACGATCGATGCGTTGTCATTCCCGACATTCTTCAGTGTCGACAAAGACGGAAACCTGGCGACTAACGGTAGTGACATCACCATCGTATCAAACGGTGCGACATTCACGGCCACAGCAATTCTTCTCGTAGCTGAACAGATGGTTCCTAACCCTTAAGGTGAAACATGCAATTACTAAACGTACCCGCACCTAAAGGCGTGTGGACTCAGGTTTATGATGGAACCGCAGAGGCAACCATCGCTATTTCAGGTACTGAGGCATATATCTGCCAGTCAACATCTGCACCGGGAAACCTCATTGGTCTCCCATTTAGCGGATCCTCTTTGACTCAGTACATTTACCACGCCTCTTCTGGCACTCCTGTATACGTCAAGCCACTTAACGCTGACGCAATCATTATCGTTAACGCATAGGTGAAATCATGCCAGCAATCGTAGTCGCTCAGTCGGGCGAAGCAGTAAGCGTAGCAAAAGCATCAGAAACCCCAGTGGCAGCAACTACTTCCACTGCCGGTACAGTTAAGCAGATGACATTCACTGCTCAGTTAACAGCAGCGCCTACTCAGGCAGATTTCAATAATCTCCTGACCAAGCTGATCGCCGCAGGTCATATGGCATCAAGCTGAGGTGAGAAATGGCGAAAATTAATAAATTCCTGATTTCAGTTCACCAGGATGGCTTCAGTTGGGAAAACTTTGAGTCGAAGGTTGAGCCGGTGATTAAAGATGGGTTTCTGACAGTGAAACTCACAAATGGCATACGCAGCTATAACCTGCAGAAGGTCAATCAGTACACAGTCCAATACGAAACTGAAGAGTAAATAACATGGCAACTCCGGATTGGGAGGCCATCGAGTCGGCTTACCGTGCCGGGGTGTTGAGCCTCAGAGAGATAGCATCGCAGCATGGCATAAGTGATACCGCCATACGCAAGCGAGCGAAGAAAGAAGAATGGACGCGTGACCTTGCAGCAAAGGTAAAAGCCAAAGCTGATGACCTGGTTCGCAAGAGAGAGGTTCGCGCACAGGTTCGCAGTGAGAACCAAATCAGCGAACGCGAACTGGTGGAGGCTACGGCCGAGGCAATAGCCAATGTTCGCATGGAGCACAGGGGCGATATAAAGCGAGCGAGAGAGCTGGCTAACCTTCTCTTCAGTGAGCTATCCGCTGAATGCACAGACGTTAAGGCTCTCCATAAGCTCGGCGAGTTAATGCTTAACCCTGATGACAAGGGGCAGGACAAGCTAAACGACCTGTACCACAAAATCATCAGCATGCCCCAACGCGTCAAATCCATGAAAGACCTTAGCGACACCCTCAAGACATTAATCGGCCTTGAGCGTGAGGCTTACAGCATCAAAGAGGATGAGCCTTCAAGCGTCAACAAAGGAACCAGCCTCAATGACTTCTACAACACCAACTCTTAACCCTGTATTGCGTGACTTCTGGACTACGCAATCACGCAACAAGATTTTGTACGGTGGACGGGCAAGTTCCAAGTCATGGGATGCCGCAGGCTTTGCTATCTACCTGGCAAACAATTACAAGCTGCGCTTCCTTTGTGCCCGTCAGATACAAAACAAGATCGCCGAGTCGGTCTACGCGCTGCTGAAGATTCAGATTGAGCGATTTGGCCTGCAGTCTCGTTTCCGTGTGCTGAAAGACAAAATAGTCAATCGGGTGACCGGTACAGAGTTCATCTTCTACGGACTAAAGAACAGCGTTGATGAGATTAAGTCGCTTGAGAGTATCGACGTGCTCTGGCTGGAAGAAGCGCACGCCCTGACTGAAGAGCAGTGGGAGATACTGGAGCCAACTATTCGTAAAGAAGGCTCTGAGTGCTGGTTTATCTTCAACCCCAACCTCTACACCGATTTCGTCTATCAGAACTTCATTGTTAACCCACCACCAAGGACGCTGGTTCGCAAAATTAACTTTGATGAGAATCCATTCTTATCGAAGACCATGCTTGAAGTTATCGACGCGGCTAAAGAAAGAGACGAAGAGGCATTTGAGCATGTCTATCTCGGCGTGCCGCGTTCTGATGATGACGCGACGGTAATTAAACGGTCCTGGATAGAGGCATCCATCGATGCGCACATAAAGTTAGGTTTCGAGCCAGAGGGCATGAAACGCATCGGGTTCGACGTTGCTGATGATGGTGAGGATAAGTGCGCAATGGTGTACGCGCATGGCTCTGTGGCGTTCTGGTGCGATGAGTGGTCGGCAAAAGAGGATGAGCTAAGTAAGTCATGCTCGCGAGTGTATGGCGAAGCGCTCAAACGCGATGCTCACATTACCTATGACTCTATCGGCGTAGGTGCATTTGCAGGCAGCAAGTTTGGCGAGATCAATGCAGAGCGTAAAACCAGAATCCAGTATGCGAAGTTCAACGCTGGCGATTCAGTGCATAACCCTGAAAAGCTTTACGTCGAGAAGATAACCAACAAGGATTACTTCTCAAACATCAAAGCTCAGTCGTGGTGGAGTCTTGCCGACCGGTTCAGAAACACATTCAACGCCATCAAGCGCGGTGAGCCATTCAAACCAGAGAAGATGATCAGCATTTCCTCTGACATGCCATATCTCGAAAAGCTGAAGACAGAGCTCAGCACTCCCAAGCGCGACTTCGATAACAATGGCCGCGTAAAGGTTGAGAGCAAAAAGGACCTGGCTAAGCGCGAGATAAAGTCGCCAAACCTGGCTGATGCTTTCGTCATGGCGTACGCACCGATTAACCGCTCTCTCCTCGTTGGCAAAAACTCAGGCTGGTAACATGTCAAAACGAAACACAAGCGCAGCACAGAAGCCGCGCAAGCTTGCTGTGGGCCAGTCATGGGCATCTGACAGCGAGTATCAAAAGCAAAAGATAGACAAGCACTTTGCGGGCATGAAGCACGCAGCATATAAGCCTCCAAAAGGCGTTGTGCCGGACACAGTAGTGGTAGGTGACAGCGTCGATTACAGCATGCTTAACAGCGTGTTTGTTTCGTCTGATTCTGTATTCATGGGCTATCCATTGCTGGCTACCCTGGCGCAGAAATCAGAGAACCGCGTAGCATGTGAGCAGTCAGTCAATGAGGTTTTCCGTAAAGGCTTCAAGGTTAAGTCAAACGATACCAAGAATGACCGCTCAGACATCATAGGCCAGCTTGAGGACGCGTTTGAGAAGTACGCAGTAGAGAAACACCTTAAGCTGCTCGGATTTAACGCTGAGGCGTTTGGCAACTCATTCCTGTTCGTGAAAATGAAGGGTGATGAGAACGAGCGCGATAAAGAGCTTCTACTTGACCCAACGAAGATTAAGAAAGGCGATCTGGAAGGATTTCGCGTCATCGAACCAATGTGGACCTATCCACAGGCATACAACGCAATCGACCCAATCAGTCCTGAGTTCTTCGTGCCTCAGCAATGGTATGTGATGGGGCGCATCGTAAGCGCCAGCCGCATGAAGTCCCTGGTGCTTTATTCGGTGCCTGACATGCTGAAGCCATCCTATAACTTTGGCGGCCTGTCACTGATTCAAATGATGCTTCCCTATGTAACAAACTGGGAGAGCGTGCGCGACGACATCCCGAGAATCATCACCTCCTTCAGGACGTATATCTGGTCTACGGATATGGAAACGTATCTGCAGGACCGCAATGAGTTCGACAAGCGTCTTGATACTCTGGTGTACGGGAAAGATAACCACGGCGTTCTGGCAATCGATAAGACCCAGGAAACTCTGGAGCAGATGAACACATCGCTTTCAGGGCTTCAGGAGCTACAGGCCGAGATGCTGAGGCTTATTTGCGTACCTTCTCGCCTAAGCGTCACAAGCCTTACAGGAAGCCAGCCAAGCGGAATGAACGCCAGCGGTGAAGGGGAGAGGGAGTCACAGCACGAGAACATCTCCAACAAGCAGAAGAATAGCTACAAGCCGGTACTGGACTGGGTGCTGAAAATCCTCTGCCTGAATGAGTTTGGGGAGTTCTACGAAGACCTGTATATCGACTTCAACCCTCTGGATGAGCTGAGCGACCTGGAAATTGCCGATATCAACAATAAGAAAGCTGACACCTACGTCAAGCTGATTGATGCTGAGGTGGTAACGCCTGAGCAGGTTTGCAAGGTGATTGCAGCTGATGATGATTCGGAGTTCAACGGCATCAAGTATGAAGTCGTGAGTATCTATCCTGAGGACGAGACTGATGAAGATAAAGACCCTTCGTCGGGTTCGCTACAACGCGACGATAGCAAATCAATACGCGATGTCGCTTAAAGGTCTCATCTCGGAAATGGTCAAGAGTGCCGACTACTGGGCACGAGCTCAGTACAACGCGCATCAGTCAGGCGAGCGTGGCATGAATGATATCGCCGACCGCCTTATTGACCTCAGGGAGCGATGGGTTGCCACGTTCTCAGATGCGGCCGTAACAATAGCTCCTAAATTTGTGAATGCGGTAGACAGCACAGCGACAAAATCACTCAAGCGTTCAATCGGTGAAAAAGACCTTCCAAAGGTTAAATTCACAATGACGCCCGAGATGAAGCAGGCTGTTGATGGCATCGTTGCCGAAAACGTAAACCTAATTAAATCCATTCCTGAGAAGTACTTCACCCAAGTGCAGACAATCACGCTCCAGTCGATTACACGAGGACGTGACCTGCAGTACATGACCGAAGAGCTGCAAAAGCAATTCGGCGTTACAAGACGCAGGGCAGAGCGCATTGCTATCGACCAGAACAACAAGGCTACGGCAGAGTTGGCTAAGGTCAGACAGCAATCGCTGGGTATCACCAAAGGCATCTGGATACATTCAGGTGGTGGCAGTCATCCAAGGCCGAAGCATGTAAAGGCGAACGGTCAGGAGTTCGACCTGGATAGGGGATTGCCGGTTGGTGATAACGGTGAATACGTTTTGCCAGGGCAAGAGATAAATTGCGGTTGCAGCTGGAAGCCGGTGCTGCCATTCTGATAAATAACTATCTGGCTAGGGTAGCTCCCGAAAAGCGGCATCGTCACCGCCTGCCAGATATCTCTGACGAAACGACTAAGACGAGGTTGTGATGGGATTAAAAATAGATACAAAGATTCACGAGGTGATGGAAGAGGATCAAGAGGCTGCGGAGTTGCATGTAAAATTTAACTCCGTATCAGAATGTTTGCTCATTGAGCAGGGAAATTCTTGCATTGCCCTTTACCCCTCTCAGATTTCTGAGCTGAGAAAAATAATCGATAGTATTGATGATTATTGATTGAATAATCAAATGACAGGCTGCCTAAGGGCGGCCTTTTTTATTGCCTGAAGAAAGGTAAATCCATGCCAGTACATCAGAAAGGTGGCAAATGGTACTGGGGTAGCAAAGGCCCGTTTGTGTCCAAAGAGAAAGCCGAGGAAGTGGAGCGAGCGGCATACGCCAATGGCTACCGAGGCGACTCCTACGACATGGGCTCATCAGTCCGCACGTATGACGATTACGGGCGGATGAACATCACCCAGTGCAACATCAGCAAAGAATGTGTGAGCCCGTACAGGGGCTCAAGTTTGCCAGGATGGAGAGATTTAGGTCTTAACCCTGAGCGCCTCTATTACATCTATCGCCCTGCAGAAGAGCTCATCCGCGCCGCTGATTCGTTCAACAACGTGCCAGTGACCATTGAGCACCCCAACCAGTTAGACACGCCTGACACTCCACAGGAGCGCGTAGGCACAACCGGGACAGATACGCGATTCGAAGCACCTTATCTCGTTACCAGCATGAAGCTATGGGACAAGGCGGCGATCGAAGGTGTGGAGAATTCCACCCGGCGCGAGCTTTCCATCTTCCCTTCATTCTTCGACCTGGATATGACCCCGGGCGAGTTCATGGGTCAGGCGTATGACGGTGTTGCCAGAAACATATCTGGTAACTCTGTAGCGCTGACCATTAAAGGCCGTGTTGGCGCTGAATGCGCCGTAGGCGATTCACAAGACCAAGAGGAAACTTTGATGGAAGGCTTGACCGACCTGATTAAAACCAAGTTTGCCACAGCATCCGATTCGGACGCTGATGAACTGGCAAAGGGCATCATGGAGCTTATGGCTCAGCATGAGCAAAGCGAAATCAATTCCGGTGATGAGTCGGAAGAGGATGAGAAAAAGGGCAAAGCCGCTGGCGATGAAAGCGACGAATCAGACGATGAGTCCACTGGCGACGAAGATGAAGAAGACGACAAAAAAGGGAAAGAGCCAATGGGTGATAGCGCCATTCGCGACCTGGTAGCCAAAGCCAAAACAGAAGCGCTGGCAGAAGCGCGCCGTGAGTTCTCAGCAACTCGCGAGGCCATGCGAACAGTTGAGCCAGTGTATGGGCATGTATCAGGCGACTCTGCAGATGACATCTACAAAGCAGTGCTGAAGCAGGAGAAGGTAAACATTGAGGGCGTTCACCCATCAGCCTACAAAGCGCTGGTTCAGATGGCTATTCATAGCAAGACCAGCAAACAACCAGTCGGTGACTCTGCTGAGAAGCAGGCAAGCGCTGCTGACTTCAAAGAATATTTCTAAGGGAAACCGAAAATGACCTTTCAGCAAACCGTAACTTTGTACCCAGCTCCGGGTAAAGAAGGCGATCTGGCATCACTCAACCCTACCGCTGTGGCGCTGCCGCCTGAAGGTTCTTATAAGGCTGGCGCAAGTGGCGTCTATCAGGCTCGCTGGGTGTGGGTAGATGGCACCGATTCGACTCTTGTGAATAACACAGGCACTGGCCTTCCACTGGGCTTCGTAATGAATACCGGCAAGGGTGTCATCCCACTGGGTTCCACCGGCTCAATGCTGGTAGAGCCAGGCACTGACCTGGGTGTATTCACTGTCGGCGACTTCTGGGTGCGCACTGCTACCGCAGCAACTGTAGGGCAGAAAATCTTCGCAGTCCTGGCTGATGGCACCACCAAAACTGGCGCTGCCGGCGCAACCATTTCTGGCGCAGTAGAAACTTCTTACTGGGTAGCGTCTGCAGCAGATGCCAACTCAATTATCAAAATGACCAAGCAGGGGGTTCTGTAATGGAGCTTAATCAATCCACTCTGCCGCAGTACCTGAAAGTACTGGCAGACAAGGGCGTAGTCTTCGAGAAAACCCCTTCTTATCTTTCCATGAAAGGTGTAGTAGGTGACTCCGCAGTAGATATGGCTACCGTGGCGAACGGTGGTATTCCGGCTGCTGCAGCTCAGGTCATCGACCCGATGATCATCAAGCAACTCTTCGCGCCTACCGTGGCAACCCAGATTTACCCGGAAGTTAAGAAAGGCACCTGGGCTGTGCAGGATGTTCTGTTCCCACGCACTGAAGAAGCGTACGAAATCGTTGCTTATGACGATCGCTCTCGCGCTGGATCTACCCACGTAAACGCCAACTGGGAACAGCGTCGCCAGATGCGCTTCCAGGGCATGAACGAATGGGGCGACCTGGAGCAAGAGAAGTACGGCATGGCGCTGATTCCTTACGTTGCCATGAAGCAGGCGGCTGGCGTTGATGCCATTAACCGTTTCTTCAACAAGTCCTACATGTACGGCATCTCTGGTGCGCCTAACTTCGGCATCATGAACGATCCGGCATTACCTGCAGCTCTGACCCCAATCACCACCGCTGACGGTAAAGTGAAATGGGCAGACAAAGACGCTGTTGGCATCTTCAACGATGTGAAGAAGATGTTCACCAACCTGGCGGCCAAAAACCAGGGCTTGGTGCAGGAAACCAGTCCAATGAAACTGGTGGTGAGCCCAAGCGATAACGCCTCTTTGGGCGCAATCAACGCACTGGGTACGGCATCAGCGATCGACCTGATTAAGAAGACCTATACAAGCCTGACCGTTGTTGTTGTTCCTGAGTTTGGCACTCCTTCAGGTGGTCTGATTCAGCTGATCGCGGAAAGCCTGGGTGGCACTCCTGTCGGTAATACCGTCTACACCGAAAAAATGCGTGCATTCCCGGTATTCGTTGAGCACTCAATGACCAGCCAGAAACTGGCAGCCGGTACTCTCGGCACCGTTATCTACCGCCCATCCGGCGTTGTTCAAATGACAGGGACTCTCTAATGGCTAACGTAGTAGTAAGTAGCAAGCTCATTCACGGCACCGTTTTTGAAGTGAACGGTAAAGAGATCGTGTTGAACGGCCAGAACAGCAGCGAGCTCGTTGCTGTTCGCGGTTATGAAGGTGTATGCGGCCTGACCCATATGCCTGAAGATCTGTGGCAGGCCATTGAGAGTAAGTACGCTGATATGACCGCTATCAAGGATGGTTTTATCTTCGCTCAGAAAAATGAGGCTAACGCCAAAGCTGCAGCAGAAGACAAGAAAGACCTGAAAACTGGCGGCGAACAACACGTACTGAAAAAAGGCGAGAAAGAGGAATAACGTATGGGCGTCGTAACTCTGGATGTGGCCGAGTGGAAGTCGAAATATCCGCAATATAACGCGCTTACAGACCAGCAGGTTGAAGACCTGTTTTACGCCGCAACTACCTATCTGGAGAACACGCCGCAATCCGTTATCGCTGATGAAGATAAGAGGAAATACTTCCTCTATCTTCTGACGGCACACCTTGCTTACTTATTCTACGTTGATGCAAATGGAAATGGCGGTGTGACCGGAATGGTTGGCCGCCTTTCTTCTGCATCTGAGGGTAGCGTAAGTGTAGGGTCGGCAATGTCTAATGTTCCATTCAATGCTGAGTTCTTTCTTCAGTCGCCATATGGATTCACCTTCTGGCAGGCCACAAAGATTTATCGGATGGGCTTTTACAGGGGTAGATGCAGATGAGCGACAAGATACTCGATGCGCTGAATAACATCGCCAGCAACATCTCAGATAAGCAACTGAAGGTTGGATTTATAGACGGGGCCACATATCCAGACGGTACGCCTGTGGCTATGGTCGCAGCAACAAACGAATATGGAAACCCAGCAAACAATCAACCTCCAAGACCATTCTTCAGGAATGCCATTGCTGAGCATGAAAGCGAATGGCTGGATGCGATATCAAGAGGTCTGGAGAAAGGCGTACCGATTGATGATGTTCTCGCAGTGGTTGGTGAAAGGGCTGTGGGTGATGTCGTTCAGTCGATTGCCACGTTAATGGATCCTCCGCTTTCCCCTGCAACTGTCGCATCGCGCAAGTCGAAAGGTAATGCATCAACAAAACCTCTCGTTGACACCAAAGTCATGATTCGTGATGTGCATTATGAGGTAGGCGAAATTGAACCTTCACAAAATAGCCAATAACGCCATTCGCAGAGTAAACCCAAACATCCAGGCAGTACTCAAGAAATACGCTGGCGAAACCATCGGCCCCGGTCGCAAGCCAACTCCCTCATATCTTCCAGACCAGAACGTTACCATTCAGCTTCAGCCTATCAGTCGTGGCGACATGCAACACGTCGATGGCCTGAACATTCAGGGGCTGGCGAAGGTGATTTATGTGAACGGGAACTATTTCAGCGTCCAGCGCGAGATGGAACAGGGCGGAGATATCTTCGCTATTAATGGCGAGCAATGGCTTGTTGTTGAGCCGGTAGAGCTTTGGCCTGACTGGTGCCGCCTCATTGCTGTATTGCAGGTGAGCCCATGAATGACTTCACCGTAGATAATGTAATCGACGTTCTGGCGAATTACATCGAGCCCATAGCCGGGATTTGCCAGCAGGCTCAGGCTAACAGGGTGCCGATGCCAAAAGGCCAGTTCTGCATCCTGACCCCCTTGCGATTCACGCGGCTATCCACGACGAGAGATATCAAGCAGGACACAGGCTCTCCGTCGACAAGCGCTATGGGATATACCGAGGTTCGCCAGGCAGATATCCAGGTTGATATCTATGGTCAGGGTGCAGGGGATCGGGCAATCGCCTTAGAAACCACATTCGCTAGTAGCTATGGCTACGACACCATCAAAGCTATCGACGCCAGACTGGCGCCTCTTTACTCATCTCCGGCAATTCAGGCTCCCATGACAGATGCGGAAAGCCAGTGGCAGGAGCGTTACATGCTAACTCTTTCCCTGCAAGCGCACATCACCGTGTCGTTCCCGCAGGACTACTTCGACAAAGCAGAAATTACAACTGAACAGGTGGATGACCGCCCATGAGCACAATCCCTTTATCCGTAGATTTTAATATCACGCCCAATGTCGTTACACCTGCCGGTTCTGCGGTTGATGCTAACGGCCTGATGCTGACTGACAATGAACTGGTGCCTGTGGGCTCAGTCGTCTCTTACTTCTCTGCAGCAGATGTGTCAGCCCTTATGGGAAGCACATCAAAAGAATTCCTTGCCGCGCAGCAGTATTTCAACGGCTACGAAAACTCATCCGTTATCCCGGGTGAATTGCTGATGTACCGCGTTATCACCGCTGATGTGGCTGGTTACCTGTTGTCTGGCAATCTGAAAGGTGTTGCACTGGCGACCCTTAAGGCAATCCCCGCAGGTACGATTACGCTCACTGTCGATGGCGTATCAACTACCAGCTCGTCTATCGACCTTTCCACTGCTACAAGCTTCAGCGATATCGCATCCAAGCTGCAGACAGGTATCGGCGCGAGCAAGGTGGAGGTTGAGTGGCTCCCTATTTCCAATCGCTTCATCATTCGGTCAGTGACTACCGGCGCAGCTAGTCAGGTGACTTATGCTTCTCCTGGTGCACTTGCGACCGGCCTGCTGCTGACGCAAGCGACAGCTGCGACAGTTTCTCCGGGCTCCGGTGCTGTCACCCTGACAGATACGATGAATAACATCATCAACACCAATCAGAACTGGGTTCCATTCGAAACGCTTGTTGACCTAAATGAGCAGCAGAACTCTGAGCTTAGCGCATGGGCGAATTCGCAAAAAAGTAGATTCGTATTTGTCTACCATGAGACATCTGCAGAAGCCACAATTCCAAATAACGCGAACTGTTTTTACCAGAAAGTTGTCGTGGCAAATGGATACGAAGGAACATTCCCGGTTTATGGTTCTTATTTGTATGGAACTATGCCACTCGCTTATTCAGGTAGCATTGACTTTGCGAGAACGAACGGGCGCGTTTCCTTCAAATTCCGCGGGTTCTCAGGACTTGCTCCAAATGTATCCGATTTGGCTACGGCAATGGCCCTGAAGTCAAACGGATACAACTTCTACGGCTCATACAGCCTGAATAAGACGATGGCTCAGTATGCCTCAGACGGCGCTATCTCCGGAAAATTCGTCTGGCTGGACAGCTTCATCAATCAGGTGTGGATCAATGCCAACCTCGTGGCTGCGTATGCCAACCTGTTCACCAATAATCAGTCCTACCCGTTCAACCAGAATGGCTATGGCGCGATTCAGGCAGCCACAATCGATGTAGCAAATCAGGCTCTGACATTTGGTGCAATTCAGAAGGGCGTGGTTTTAGACCAGGCACAGATTCGCATCGTGAATAACACCGTGGGCAAGGATATCTCTGCGACCCTTTACTCTGAAGGCTGGTATCTGTTTATCCCAACTCAGACCGGTTCTGCTCGTCTTGAGCGTGAGCTTCAAGGTGCAATCTTCTACTACGTAGACGGTCAGCTGATCCAATCCATCAACATGTCTTCAACCGCTATCCTATAAGGGAATAAATCATGCCTATCGATATTACCTCGGCTAACAGTAAGCTGCGCATCGTCGTGCCATCTTACTACCCTGGCGGTTTTGATGTAGACGATTACGCAGCCGACAACATGTTTGAAACCGGTGCGCTTAAGAACAAAGAAGACATGATGTCAGCAGACGGTAAATACCATGCTGGCTTCATTTTCAACCCGACAGAGTTCACCATCAACCTTATGGCAACATCGAATGCCAGTAGCTTGCTGGATGACTGGATTGCAGCAGAGCGAACGGCAATCTCTGCATTTGCCTGTAACGCGACTCTGACCGTACCAGCGTTAGGAGCTAAGTGGAACTTCGTGAATGGCGTCCTCTATACCTGGACCCCAACCCCTCCAGGCCGTCGAGTTCTCCAGCCGCGCCCAGCAGTATTCCATTTTGAAACGGTAACCCGGAGCGCAATCTGATGGCTCGAAAAGAAATTCCATATGTTGTGACGGATGAAAACCGTGATAAAGGGAAGGAATTCATTATTACTGAAATGTCGGCATGGGATGCGGAAGAGTTGGCGCAGGACTTATTCCGCTCAATGGGGGAAACCAACTTTACTGGAATCCCTCCTGATGTAACGACTATGGGGTGTGCCGGGCTGGCAACTATTGGTATTAATGTTTTATCAGCAGCATCTCCAGAGGTCGCACGGACACTTCGCGACCGATTAATGGCCACGGTGCAGATTGTCATTACGCACGATGGTGGCCGTCAGATTCGAGAGGTTAAGCCAATCGACTTTGAAGAGGTGTCCACCATACGAACCCTGCTTGATAAAGTGTTTAAGGTGAACTTTGAATTTTTAATCATCGCCGGAGAGTAAAGTACCCCTTTATGGAAGAGGAATCTCTTCCGGCAAAATTAGTTTCGCCTGTCAACATATCCCTCACCATTAACGCCATTATCTGCTCAGGAAAGGCATCTTACTGTGAGCTTCAGGAAAGGTTATCCGTGCGTGACATGTATAACCTACTTGAAGTGATCTCAGTGGAGTCATTCAACAAAAAAGTCTGGCAGAAGCATCAGGAGCAACGATGATCATTAACGAGTTGGCCTACAAGGTCACAATCAAGGCCGACGAGTTTCTGAACGGCAAGCGCAAGGTAAAGGAAGAGGCTGAAGACCTTAAAAATGAAATTGAGAAGTCTTCTTCTGCAATAGAGAAGTCCACCACCTCTTCGATGTCGAAAACAACGAAAGAGGCGGATAAGGCTTCTACAGCTATGAAGGGGCTAACCTCTGCCTTTAACGGCTTTCTAGGTCTTTCTACACGGTTTATGGTGGTTGGTGGTGTAATGACCGCTGTCGCAATCGGAATTCATCGCGCATTCGAAAGTACGGCAGAATCCATCGTACGGGCAAGCAATATGGGCAGAATGTTGGGAACAAATGCCAGTAACGTGCTTGGAACGCAATACGGGTTCGCTCGCATTGGTCAGAATGGTGGCGCATTCCTCGGCGCTCAGATGAACGCGAAAATGGCGCTTGCCAATATTGAAGATCCAACCATCTTTGGCGGGATGACTGCAGAAGCGCAAAATCTGCTGACTACTGGAGCGAGAACAGGCATCGACATCCATAAGTTGGGTGGTAAGTCTGAGGACGCGCTGGCAGAGTTCCAGAAGTATGGAAAGGGTCATAACGAGAAGCAGCTAATGCAAGTATTGGCTGCTTTTGGCTACGACCCTAACCTCGCTGGAGACATTAAAAATGGCAAGGCCGTGAAAATGGTATCTGAAGAGGAAAAGCGATGGAAGATGACCAAAGAGCAGGAGGAGGCTCAACGCAACATCCTTGCCACTACAAAAGCGCTAGATTCTCAGTTTGAGAAGGTGAAGCAGGATTTGATGGCGACATTCGGTCCTGAAGTTCTCAAAGCTGAGCAGGAGTTCCTTGAGTGGCTGAAGAACAATAAAGGCGACATCATTGGCGCCCTGAATAAGGCTGGAACGGCTATAAGTAGCTTCTCCACTGCAGTTGGTGGGGCCGGTAATGCGCTGGGAATTCTTGCTGCAATGGCGCTTCTAAGTGGCAAGGGGTTGGGGAGTAAGTTGGGTGTAGTTGGCGCGGTAGGTATTTTTGGGCAAATGGTTCAGGACCAGTACAAGGATGTACCTGATGCACAAAGGCCTGTTATATTCCAACAGCACTGGATAGAGCGTTTGTTTGATGTAGATTATGACGATCCAAACAAAGATACTCCAACTAACAAGTCGGGAAAGACAAGAGCTGATAGAAACTTCAATCCCTTGAATCTTAAGACTAAGGGAAATGCAGGGAAGGACTCTAGCGGGTTCGCTAAGTACACTGATGAGGAATCAGGGTGGGGCGCTGCCAGAAGGCAGTTGTCATTGTATTACACAAGAGACAAGCTAGATACCATAAGTGGTATAATTAACAAATGGGCGCCACCATCAGAAAATGACACCAATTCATATGTGGACCAAATCTCAAAAGCCATGGGGATGGGAGCAAATGAAAAGTTAGATCTATCTGACCCCGCAATTATGGCTAAACTGAGTTCCTATATGGCGCGACATGAGGGTTATTCAAACTGGAAGAGTGGCCTTGATTATGGTAATCCAGCAAAAAATAATGAGGCAGGGTACTATCAGACACAGCAAAAACTTGCCAATGGATCTGCAAACCAGTCCTATGCTCAGAGTGTTGTGAACAACTACAACAGTCAAAACATAGGAGAGGTAAAAGTTAGTGCCACCACAGATCAGGCATCAAAACTAGCAGAAGGATTTAAGGAAATGAACCGAAGATCCTCAACAAACCAGTCATTCTCAAGCGCGGTAAGATAGTTAAAAATTACGATGGGATGGTGAAGCTACGGTAAAACCACCAAGGGTTACCATCTCATCCCTGAAGTTTTTATCTTTTGAGGCTTTCTGTGCGCCAGATATGATATTTTTATGGAAATAATTTCGGAATTTAGCTTCTTCTTCAGAAACGTCAGGTGTGAATCGCCCGTAGTATGATTCAATTTTTTCCAGGACGATAGTAGCAGTATCTGGCTTGAACATAGTATATGTTAAAAGATTCCTGCAATCATTGACCTGTTCCATAATGAATTCTTTCATCTCTTCCGGGTTGAATCTTCTTGATTCGCCAGAGTATTTTTGAGCAAGCCCTATACAGGCCATACCAGCCTCTTTAGCTAAATCATCGGGTGGAGTAAGGCTTTCTGCGCCATATGAGTTTGATAAAAAGGCAAAAGATATTAGTAACGGGCAGGCATAGCGTATGCATCTGTTCATTTCGAAACCCTTGTGTTGTTTTGATTATTCTATCCATTAACATAAACAAAAACACGAAAAATGAACTCAGGTGGTTTTGTTATCTAACCCAGGAATAATTGGTCTTGCCATACACCCACAACCAACTAGGCAACCAGGATAAGTGCGTTTGAAAAAACCAGTTCGCATTCCTTTGTGTATGGAATATTTTTTACCATTAAAAGCCTCATGACTTTTGTGTTTGCACATCGTTGAGTCATATACCCATGTGGCCTCATCAATTCCAAGCTTTAAATGTCTAATAACTTCAAGTTCCGGCTTTATGAGAAACCATAATGTCCTAGCTAGGTCACCAGAAACTCTTGCACTTAGGCCAGTTCTTTCAGCAATGCATTTTTGTGAGCTGTATAAATCTGCGCCATGAGCTAGTACCTCTTGGTACAAGCCTTTGTGTTTCTTAACTTCGATAATTAACCTCTTGATTTCAATGATTTCATCGGATGGTGACCCCCTAAAATCAGTGCTGATTATCGCTTCTTCTTCCTTGGAAAGAGATGTCATTCCAGCCTCGCTATGTAATTCCCAGTTGACTATCAACATGTCAGTTGGCGGTCAACATTAACAACGCATTCAGGGTTGGTAAATCCTGATAAAAGATCAGGTAAATTTGATGAGCATAATCGACTTAAACACGGCAGACATATTTAACGCCATTGGCGGCGGGTCGCCTTTGTCTATTATCGACAGCGTTCTACACCCTCAGTACGTTATCAGGTACCACGAAACTAGCTTTGTCGCTCTTGAGTTCAGCGGGCTGGCTTCTATACAACCAGAGGGCAGGGCGCAAATAACCAATGCTCCCGTAGAAGATGGTAAATACCAATCAATAAACAAAGTTAAAGATCCGTCAAGGGTTCGATGCTCAGTAATCATCAATGGCCTGACGGGATTTGATGGCGGAATACCAAACATCTTTGACCTTACCTTCACCAGTCAAAGCGAGGCTTTACGAACGATTCAGGTGATGCTTAAGACGCCAGGATTGTATGACATTGAGACCCCGAAGGAGACGCTAGAGAGTTATGACCTCGTAGGGCATTACTATGAGGTTAATAGCCAAAAAGGAGTCTCTATGTTGACGGTGTTCCTGGAGTTCCAGGAGGTTATGCAACAAATGGAGGTAATCCTTTCAGGGGCTCAATCTGAAGGACAGCCAACATCTGACCAGATAAGCCAAGGCATAACAGGAAGCGGATCTCCAACACAAAAGGGGGCGGCAACGACATCCACATTAGATCAGTTAAGCAAGTCATGGGAATCACTGAAATCATCCACACAGGATATCTACGGAAAGGTTAGTAACAGCATCACAACGGGATTCCAAAGTGCCCTCAACACCGTCACAAAGCCCGCAATTGATGCGGCAGGTAGCGCCACGCAGAAAGCAGCTGAAATTGCCAAAAATATAAACGAGAACCTTACATGATTACCGTGTCGGTACTTCCTCAAAAATCGCAATCAATACTGGTAGATCTCGCTGGACAACAATGCATAATAAGACTGATACAGAGAGAAAGCTTTCTGTATATGGACCTAACGGTAAATGGAAATCCTTTAATTCAAGGGGTTCCATGCCTTTATGGAAACAAAATGGTCAGATATTCATATTTAGGGTTTTCTGGTGATTTAGCGTTCATAGACAATGAAGGGGAAAGCGACCCGTATTGGGAAGGGCTTGGTAGTAGATATACCCTTTACTACATAGAGGAGAGCGAGCTTGTATAAGCAGCATGTACTCCGATTTGACTTCACGAATAAAACAGGCTCATTCGACAACCAAGGCAATAATAAAATATCTATAACAAATGCCAGGGCAACAGTATCTATAAATACTGTAGTTGGAATAACAGGAACAACAGCAGAATTTTCAATTTATGGCCTTAGCTTAGATCGCATCGCTGATTTATCAGGTCGCGCTGATGGCATCGTTAGCCCCAGCGAAGGACAGGCAATCAACGTAGACATCTTTGCTGATGATTCGCTTGTGTTCTCGGGGGGCATGAACTCATCAATTGCTAACATGAATTCTGCACCAGAAAGTAGCTTGATGATTACAGCAACAGCTAATGCAGATTTGCAAAGTAAAGTTGCTAGCCCGTTTAGCGCCAGAGGGGCTCAAAATCTTACAGATGTCATTAGCGCAATCTGCTCATCCGCAGGATATCAGGCGGCGTTTAATGGATTAAAAGGAATGACGACATCAGGAAGCCCCCACCTTGAGGGAAGTGTGTTTGATCAGCTTCATCAGGCCTGCTCTGGTTATGGACTGGCGATGTCTGTCACCCCACCAAATAAGATTGAGTTCTGGCCATCGGATAATGTTCGTGATGACGTGATTCCGTATATATCAAAAGAGTACGGACTCATAGGGTATCCAGTATTCTCCAATGGGGGAATAATGTTTCAAACTCAATATTCCTCACTCCTGATTATTGGTAGATACATTGATATGAAAACAGAGTTACCTCATGCTAGCGGTAGATATAAATTAACCTCAGTAAGGCATGAGCTATCATCATGGGTACCCAATGGATCATGGCACTCAATTTGTATCGCATACCGGGAAAGCAAAGACAGGAAAGAGGCGCAAAATATAAATGGATAATCTATTCACGCCAACTGGTGCCCAAGCAAGTGAATCTGAATCTCTGGCATACATATTTGAGATGCTTCTTTCAGGTAAGTTTTTTATCGAGATTGCAAAGGTAGTTGCGATTCGAGGCTCGGCACCAAATTTAGTCGTTGATGTTCTTCCGCTATTATCCCGAGTCGATTCGTCAGGGGCAATGATCGCCAACTCAACAATATATGACCTGCCAGTATGGAGATTGCAGAGAGGGGCTAGCGCCATAATCATGGACCCTGTTGTTGGTGATATTGGAGTTATTGGCATCTGTGACAGGGACACTTCGTTAGTTCGCTCGAACCTTAAAGAGTCTGTTCCGGGGAGCAAGAGGAAGCACAACAAGTCTGATGGTATTTATTTTGGCGGGGTTCTCAACATGACCCCAACCCAATTCATCGAATTTGCAGACGGTGCGATAAACATCACTACGCCAAACCCGGTAAACATTACCTGTTCGTCAGCCAACATCACAGCGCCTGATGGAGTGAATGTCACCACACCGACAATGCACGTTACCGGAAATATTACCGCTGGCGGAGACATCACCGACAACAACGGCACGCAAAGCGCATCACTCAAAACCCTGCGTGACAACTACGACGAGCATAAGCACCAAGTACAGAACGTTCAGAGTGGTAGCTCTACCATCACATCAACTTCCACGGATAAGCCAGCATGACCTACAGAACAATGCAATTAGACGTGTCGACATGGGATTTAACGCTGGATGGTAGCGGCAATATTGCGATCGCAGACGAGTCATATTCCGTTGCGCAGGATGTTGCCAGCGCATGCCTTGTCTTCTCGGGTGAGTGCTATTACGACACAACACTCGGAATTCCGTGGAAAACAGATGTCCTCGGCAAGCGTCCGACGCCGAGCTTTATCCAGCAGAAGCTGCAAACAGAAGCACTCAAACTGCCGATTGTTGACCAGGCGCTGGCGAATGTTTTCTTCGATAAAAACACCCGCAGTATGCGCGGAACTATCCGTGTGACCGACATTAACGGAAATACAGCGCAGGCCACACTATGACGACATTAAATACAGCAGTACCTGATGTAACCATTACAGAGAACGGCCTGTCAGTGCCTGATGTGGCGGATATTCTTTCTGGTCGCCTGACAGATATGACCACGGCGCTAGGCGGAGGAGCAAGCCAGTCTCTTAGCTCGCCGCAAGGTCAAATTGCACAGTCAGACACAGAAATCATTGCTCAGGAATACGATAAGCTGCTTTGCCTGTTCAACCAGATAAACCCTGACTATGCAACTGGAAGATACCAGGATGGTATCGGGCGCATTTACTTCATGGACCGCATTTCCGCACAAGGAACGGTTGTAACAGCCACCTGCATTGGGCAGGTTGGTACAACTATCCCGGCAGGAAGCACGGCAATCGACACAAGCGGATATATCTACCAGGCCGTGGATAGCCTAACCATTCCTGCAGGTGGTTCAATTGATGGTGCATTCGTTAACACGACAACCGGACCGATTCCCTGTGCGGCAGGTGCACTAAACCAGATATATCGAGCCGTTCCCGGATGGGATGCGATAACAAATGCAAGCCCAGGAGTTGTCGGCGTCAATGTGGAGTCGCGCATAGCTTTCGAGACTCGCCGCAAACAGTCAGTAGCTCGTAACGCCAGAAACATGGACGGCGCTACACTATCGGCAATTCTGGAGACGACTGGTGTTCTTGATGCTTATGTATGGTCAAACCGCACCGGTTCGACCGTTAACCGTGGCACGACTAGCTTTCCAGTACTTCCTCATTCTATCTATATCTGCGTTTATGGCGGGGCTGATGCTGATGTGGCCGATGCTATTTTCAGAACGTATAACCCGGGCGCAAACCTGAATGGTGATACCACATACACCGTTTACGACACTGAGAATTACGAAGCGCCATATCCCGAATACGTCATACAATGGCAGCGCGCGGTTACGACTCGCGTCTACTTCTCTGTTTCACTGGACAGCAGCCTTAACCCGCCGAGTGACATTACAACGCAAGTAAAAGCCATGATTACGAAAGTCTTCAACGGCAATTATGATGGAATCGAAAAAGCGAGGATCGGGGCAACAATCAACTCTGGCAAATACTACGCTCCGGTAATTTCAATCTCTCCTGATACGGTCGGCATCTTGTCGCTGCAGGTGTCTCTTGATGGAATTACATACCATCCATCAGTGACCATGGGCATAGACCAGATTCCAACAATTCAGGACTCGGATATTACGGTAACTCTTGTATGAGTTGGGAAGACACAATACTTACCCAATACTCTGCCAGTACCAAGCTTCTCTCCATAATCGACACATTCAATCAGGCAATCAGCCTGGATGACTTCACCGACGAATTCATAACGAAGGTGTGGGATTTGACCACAAATGAAACCTTTGGACTTGATATATGGGGAAAGATTGTAGGTATAGGCAGGTATATAACCGCGCCAATCGACAGCGACTCATTCGGTTTCTCAGAGGCTGACAATGGCGCATCTGACTACCCACTACCTTTTAATGATTCTCCGTTTTACGCAGGAGTGCAGGAAACCACATCGGTCCGGCTTGCAGATGACGCTTACCGAACCCTGATTCTCTGCAAGGCATTTTCAAACATCAGCATTGCAACAATTCCGGAAATTAACAAATTCCTTTCAATGCTGTTTGCCGGGAGGGGAAGGGCTTATTGCGTTAATTACCGTGATATGACTATCGGCATAACGTTTGAGTTTTCCTTAGCGCCGTTTGAAGAATCAATCCTCACAAACTACGACGTTGTACCGGTACCGAGCGGTGTTCAACTGAATATCAGACAGGTAGTACCTCCATATTTCGGTTTCGCTACTGACGCTTACCCGTTTAATGACGGAACATTTTACAGAGATTAAACATGAATCGATCTGACGCCCCATCGAAAAAATCAGTACCGTTCGGCATAAACGGACCACGAGAAGCAATCCTTGATACAACCCCTGCAGGTAATAACCAGGCATCATACGATAGCGGTTTCCCGCCGATCACAATGATTCTGAAATCAGCTGGCGGACTCCCTCCCAAGGGAGAAGACTTCAACCAGATTTTGTATGAGCTGGCATTAAATGCCCGCTGGAATCAGGCTGGTGCAGGTTACCAGTTTGACAGCACATTCTCGACCGGGATTAGCGGGTATCCAATCGGCGCGATAGTTCAGAACTCTACAGGTGATGGCACGTGGATCAACACTACAGACGGGAACACAAATAACCCTGAAGTGGCGACAGCGACTCCTCTCACTGGCTGGCTCCCACTCGACAGTAATGGGTTTACCACAAAATCAGGCCTGACAAACGCCAGCGTCACACTGACAACGCTTGAGGCTTCACGTGAGCGCATTGTCCTGTCAGGAACGTTAACAGCCAACATTAACCTTATTGTTCCGGCATGGCGCAAGAAATGGACGGTCGTGAACAACTGCAGTGGCTCGTTCTCTGTCACCATTAAAACAACCTCAGGTACCGGCATTGCGATTCCAGCGGGCATGACGGCGTATGTGCTCGGCGATGGAACCAACGTGGTGCAGGATACCAACATTCTCGGTATCTCTGGACGCCTCCTCAATGTCCAGACGTTCACATCATCAGGTACGTACACGCCAACATCTGGCGCAAAAAAAATCAAAGTAATTGCAGTAGGTGGTGGTGGTGCAGGGGGTGGTACGGATGCAACATCGGCATCACAAATTGCCGTTTCGTGGGGAGGTTGTGCGGGCGCGTATGGTGAATCAAATTTAATTGATTCGACCAGCATAACGACAGTAGCTGTGACAATAGGAGCGGCGGGAAATGCTATTTCTGGGGCGAATGGTGGCAGTGGAGGAACAACATCATTTGGTTCATACCTTAGCTGCCCTGGAGGGTCGGGTGGGCCAAAAGGCACAGCTAATACCTATGCACCAGGAACGGCAACATCAACATCTGCAACGGGAGATTGCACTGGTTCCAGCGTAATGATTTCTGTACCAGGTCAGGGAGGTGGGGCTCCTTTTGCCATTGGCGGAGTTTCTGCTGGTTATCAGACTGCTTTAATGGCTGGCGATGGAGGTTCAGGCGTTTTTGGCGCTGGAGGTAGAGGTGGGAACGGTAATGTAACCGTCCAGCCAGGCACTGGTCATGGTGCAGGTGGCTCAGGTCGCGCTGTCGGGTCAGGGGCATCCTCTACGCAATCTGGCGGTGCAGGAACATCAGGCATGGTTATCGTACTGGAGTATGCATAATGACCGTTTCTCAATACGCATTGTTAAAAAATAACGTGGTTGAAAATATTGTAGCCTGGGATGGCGATGGTGATCTGTTTAATGATTACCTGGCAATCAAGCTGGATGAGGGAAAGGAGTGCAGCATAGGCTGGGAATATAGTGATGGTAATTTTACCGACCCAAATGCGCCGCAGCCACCAACAAATGCCGAATTGCGGGAAAATGCTCTTTTAACGTTAAGTTCAGTTTATCAGGATGATATAGAAATACTGAACAGAGCCTGGTTAGCCGCAGCAGTCAATGATGGAGTGAATGAAACAACCAAGAAGGATGCTGTACTAGCTCAAATCAATACACGCAAGACGCAATATGCTAGTGACAGGGCTGCAATCATTGCCCAATACCCTTAACTGAGTGGAGAAAATATGTCAGACACCAACGCTTCACAGTCCACTGAAGTTCAGCCATCAGCAGAATCAACAGTTGTTAGATTTTGCCCTATCTGCGGAACGCAAATGTATCAGGGGATGCGCTATAGTTTTCTGTGCTGGATTTGCCCGGAATGTGACTTTGACGAGCCGGTTTGATTAAATGGAAAAGCCCACTTAGGTGGGCTTTTTGCTATCCGCATATTGATCGAATCCACCGATCAATAATACTGTATGCATATACAGTAACTATCGGAGGTGCATCATGGGATTTCCATCGCCAGCAGCAGACTACGTTGAAGAACGCATATCACTCGACAAGCGCATTATAACCAGGCCAGCGGCTACGTACTTCATGCGAGCCGGTTCGACGCATTACCGGGAAGGTATCCTCAGTGGGGCGCTTCTCGTTGTCGACGCATCACTTAGCCCATGTGACGGATCTCTGCTGGTTTGCACTGATGAAGGAGAGTTCAGGATTAAGCGATACAGGACGCACCCGCAACCGCATCTGGAGAATCTGGAGAATGGCCAGCGTGAGAGGTTGCCCGATAAGAACGAAGCATCTGACACATCGCGGCCAGTGTTCGGGGTGATAACCTACATCATCAACGATGCGCGTTCTGGCGAGTTTGATGATTGTCCGGTGATGTGATGGGGCATATATGGGGCAAAAAATTAGCGCAAAACAACTCAAACACACAGAAGGTGATGATTCGTCTTGCGCTAACACTTTGCTTTTTACCTGCTTACTTTCTACATACTCACGCTTTCATTTTTTGCACCTTTAAATTATGGATTTCCAGCTTTACTCGCTGGGTGCCGCTCTGGTCTTCCATGAGATCTTCTTCCCGGAACAGTCCGCCGCGATGGCGCTGATCCTCGCGATGGGCACCTACGGCGCAGGCTATATTGCGCGCATCGTCGGCGCCTTTATCTTCGGCAGAATGGGCGACAGCATTGGTCGTAAGAAGGTGCTGTTCATTACCATCACCATGATGGGGATCTGCACCACGCTGATTGGCGTCCTGCCGACCTACGCGCAGATCGGGATTTTTGCCCCCGTGCTGCTGGTGACGCTGCGCATTATTCAGGGCCTTGGTGCCGGGGCCGAGATCTCCGGGGCCGGAACTATGCTGGCGGAGTACGCGCCGAAAGGTAAACGCGGCATCATCTCCTCGCTGGTGGCGATGGGGACTAACTGCGGGACGCTGAGCGCAACGGCGATCTGGGCCATCATGTTCTTTGCCCTCGATCGTGAACAGCTGCTCGCCTGGGGCTGGCGCGTGCCTTTCCTCGCCAGCGTCGTGGTGATGATCTTCGCCATCTGGCTACGTATGAACCTCAAGGAGAGCCCGGTCTTTGAGAAAGTGAACGATGTGCAAGCTGCGCAGCCGGACACCTCACTGGGTTCCATGGTGAAAAGCAAATCCTTCTGGCTGGCGACCGGCCTGCGTTTCGGCCAGGCAGGCAACTCAGGTTTGATCCAGACCTTCCTCGCGGGCTATCTGGTCCAGACGCTGCTGTTCGATAAGGCCATCCCGACCGATGCGCTGATGATCAGCTCCATTCTCGGGTTTATCTCCATTCCGCTGCTGGGCTGGCTTTCCGATAAAGTGGGGCGCCGTCTGCCGTACATTATCCTCAATATCTCCGCCATTATTCTGGCCTATCCGATGCTGTCGCTCATCGTCGATAAGAGCTATGCGCCGGGGACGATCATGCTCTGCATCATCGTTATCCATAACTTCGCCGTGCTGGGGCTGTTTGCGCTGGAAAATATCACCATGGCGGAGATGTTTGGCTCGCGAAATCGCTTTACCCGTATGGCGATCTCCAAAGAGGCGGGCGGTCTCGTAGCGGTGGGCTTTGGTCCGGTACTGGCAGGGATCTTCTGCAATATGACCGGCTCCTGGTGGCCGATTGTCGCCATGCTGGTGGCCTATTCCGTGATTGGACTGATCTCGGCGATCCTGATGCCGGAAGTGCGCGACCGTGATTTAAGCGCGGCGCAAGACGCAGCCGAGTCTGCGCCGAAAGAGACGGTCGGTTACGGTGCCGTCTCCTCTCGACGCTGA